TCGCATCGGATTATCTGACTGCCTTTACCGGCACGGTGTCGCAAAATATCTAGGAGGCATCAATGCTCATTGATGACAACGGAATTTGGCTGTTCGTGGACGACAACAGTCTATCGCAGTTTGTCGATGACAACGGGATGATCCTGGGTGGCAGGATATTCGCCATCCACTTCGTATAACGCCATAACCGAATCGTCCGCGCCACGATACGGCGCATCCGCATGTGACCGCGATACGGCACCCCTAAGCCCTGGGGACGGGCGAGTTTGCGTGACGCTACGACACAGCGAGGACTGAAATGGCAACCGAAACTGAACAAATGGATGACGCTGCACTGTTCAAGAACGCAGTCGAGGCACCGGCGCAAACGCCGGCCGCGGAGACTCCGGTAGAACCCGCAGGGGAAGGCAGGCCACGCGACGAGCATGGCCGGTTTGCTCCCAAGGCGGAAATGCCGGTTGCGAGTTCTGAACAGCCTGCCGAATCCGCTCAATCGCCGGCGGATCACATTCCGTCATGGCGCTTGCGCGAAGAGTCGGAAGCTCGTCGTGCCGCCGAACAGCGGATGGCGCAGTACGAGATGCAGGCCCGTCAACTGCAGGATCAGTTGAGGAAGTTCACCGAAAAGCCCCCGGAGCCGATCGACCCGTTTGCCGATCCCCAGCGTTTTCGTGACGATGGGATACAGCAGCATGTCGCGCCGGTTCAGCAGGAGATGCTGCGACAGCGGGAGTACTTCTCTCGCGAACTCGCACTCACCAAGCACGGGGAAGAGACCGTCAGACAGGCCTACGACTGGCTGGAGAAGAAGGCACAGGCGGGAGATCCCCAGGCCATGCAGATCTTCCAGCAGGTCATGGGCACAATGGACCCCTACGGTTCATTGATCTCCATCCACAAGCGCGAGACGGTCGCAAGCGATCCGGAAAACTGGATGCGGCAGGAGCTGATGGCGCGGGCCAAGGACCCGGCAAAACGCCAGGAGCTGCTGCAACTCCTTTCCGGCGGTGAAGTAGCGCCAGGTCAGTCCGCCCCCCGCAACGTCGTCCAGTTGCCGCCAAGCCTGAACAGGGCCGGCGGGAGCGCCGCACCCAATGGTGGCGGCAGTCTGGACGATGCCAGCCTCTTCGACTTCGCGATGAGGCAACGCTGATCGATAAGGACCAGAGCCATGGCTCTCACCACGACCGAACCTAATGTAAAGTTGATAAAGTTCACGCAAGAGATCAATCGCGAATACGTTCGCGATAATCTGTTCTCTCCCTACATGGGCGAGGCACTCAACGCCATCATCCGCGTTCGCCAGGAACTCAAGGCTGGCGGCGAGCAGATGAATATCCCACTCGTTACCAAGCTTACCGGCCGCGGCAAGGGCAGCGGTGTGCTGGTCGGCAACGAGGAAAAGATCGACAACTATGGCATGAGGGTGTGGTTGGATTGGGCACGTCATGCTGTCGCGACCAACAAGGCCCAGCAGCAAAACGACTCGGCTGACATCTTCGGAGAGGCCAAGCCGTTGCTGTCCGATTGGGGCAAGGAAAGACAACGGGACGATATCATCAAGGCGTTCATGGCGATCCCGTCCGAATCCCCGCCGGCCAATCTCGGCACCGACGACGGCGAGACGGTGAATGGCGTTCTCTACGAGGTGGCGACCGCCGCGCAGCGCAACACATGGAATGCGGCCAATAGCGATCGCATTCTTTATGGCGCGGCGACAACTAACTTCAACGCCACGCACGCGACCGCGCTGGCGACGCTCGACACGGTCAACGACACGCTCACCTACACCAAAGGGCGTCTGATGAAGCGGATGGCCAAGCAGGCCTCTCCCGCCATTCGGCCGTTCAAGATCTCGAGTGGTCGGGAGTACTTCGTGGCGTTCGTCGGCACCAATGCCTTCCGCGATCTGAAGGTCAGTCTGGACACGATCAACAAGGACGCGCGGGCGAGAGAGGGAAACGGGATGGACAACAACCCGCTGTTCCAGGACGGCGATCAATTGGATGATGGGGTGATCTATCGGGAGATCCCGGAAATCTCCTCGTTCGTCACCAACCAGTGGACCTCGCTGACCACCGCGGGCACGACGAGCAATCGTTGCGAGCCGGTGTTCATGTGCGGCCAGCAGGCGGCGGTTCTCGCCTGGGGGCAGATGGCCAAGCCGACTTTCCGCAAGGAAGACGACTACGGCTTCGTCAACGGCACCGGCGTGGAGATGGCCTACGGGTGCAGCAAAGTGTTCAAGAAACACCCGAACACGTCGAGCAACCTCAAGCAATGGGGCGTCGTTACGGGCTTCTTCGCCTCCGCACTCGATTAACAGGAGCAATCTCCATGGCACCCAATGTAGGCGTACAGGCAACCGAGATCGGCTACGGCGTCGTTCAGGTGTTGCGCAAGAAGATCACGTTCAACGACACCGGCAACGTCGTGAACGTCGGCAAGATGCCGCCGAACTCGCACGTCATCGGTGGCGGCGTTCACGTCACCACTGCATTCGCTGGTGGCACACCGACCGTCAACATCGGCTTTATCGGCGGCACCACCAATGCGGCCGGCTATGCCAGTGCGCTGACGACGGCTGCGGTTGGATACATCCCGATGGATGATCTGGGCGCAACCGGCAATATCATGCAGACGGTGGACACGACCGTCACAGTCTCGCCTGCGGTCGCGGCCACGATCGGCGAGGCGTACGTGATCGTCATGTACACCACCGGCTATCCGCAGTGAGGTGACAGCATGTCCATGACCCGGCTCGATTTCTCCAACTACGTCGTGGAACAGCTACGTCGGGTCGGGTCTGGACAGGCGCCTGAGATCGAGGACACGCAGAAGGTTTTCGACAACATTCCGCGTTTCTTCGCCTACCTGGAAAAGGCGCACATCTACGTCGTCGCGGACGACGATGACATTGACGACGAGGCGGTGCATCCGCTGGCGACGTACATGGTCTGGTGGCTGTCGAACACCTTCTTCCGGCAAAGAATGGAAGACGATCGATTGCTGGCAGAGCGCATGTTGATTCTTCTGCAGGCGACTCTTCCCACTTATGAGCCGCAAACGACGGATTACTTCTGATGGCCAATGACCTCTTCAGTCCTAGCCTTACGAACCTGTTCGACATGTATCTGCGCAACGCGCAGCGGCCGAATGCGTCGATCGAAACGCAGGGACCTGGTCGACCGCGGTTCTCTGGCGATTTCGGATTCACTCTCCCTGGTGGAGCGTCGCTCGGGGTGCAGGGAAACTACCAGCCGATGCCGCAGGGAGCATCGACCAACAACTATCTCGGACTGAAATACACAAGGCCGTTCTAGATGACACGCATTGTCTTTCCCGTTTCTTCAGCGCCAGGCACTACGGCGCAGGAGGGAAACGGCCGGTTGATCAATGCCTTTGCGGTCAAGCAGGAGCAAGGCTCCCGCTCGCCGCTGAAATGGCTGCGCTCGGCCGGCTTGCGACTGCAGTTCGAGATCACCGCGCACTTCCACTTTCGTGGCGGAGTGGAGACCGCATCGACTTTCATCATGGTGATGAACGATCGCGTGTACACGACGACAAAGGCGGGCGACGTATACAACGTAATCAATCGCGGATCTCTTTCGGGCAACGACGCGGTCACGATCGCGAAGAACAATGCCGCAGACCCCAACATCGTATGCGTCAGCAGTTCTGGTGTGTTCAACCTATTCCAGTCGGCGGCGCCGTCCTCGTTTGCCGACGCGGATCTTCCGGCGGTGAACAGCGTCTGTCCCGCCAACGGTTATTTCATGTTTTCCTCCGCCGCCGGGCAGCTCTGGTGTTCCGATCTCAACAGCGTGAACGTCGCGACCAATTCGTTCGAAGACGCGCAGATGGAATTGCGCCGTGTGGTGTTCTTCCGCGGCCAGGTGTTTGCCATGGGCGAGGTCGGCATCAAGGTCTACGACGAGACCGGAGAGGCGCCGTTTCCGTTTCGCTACAACCGCTCAGTCGGCATCATTCCGGCCGGCATTGTTGGCACTCACGCGGTAGCTGGTTTCGAGGAAGGCTGGGTCGGGCAATTGCTGTGGGTGGCGGAAGACAACACGGTGCGCAAGATGGACTCTTATGCGCCGACCGTGGTGTCGAACGACGCGGTGAGCCGGA